TCCCGACGAAGGAGCTCGGCCGCCAGCGCCCTCACCGGCCGGCGAGCGCCGAGCTCCTTCGTCGGGACATCGCCCGCCTCAACGCGCGCGCCCACGAGCGCGGGGAGCCGCCCGTGATGGCCGCGGAGCGGCTCGAGCTGATCACCTTCAAGTCACTCCGGCGCACGTTCTCGAGCAGCCTCAAAAACGCGGGCGTCGAGCCCGAGGACCGCGGGAAGCTCATGGGTCATGCCGGCGAGACCGTAACGGCTCGTAACTACACGTTCCACGAGCTTGCGAGGCTCGCGGAGCTCGTCGCCCGCATCCCGCTCCGCTGGACCCGGGACGAGGACGCGGCCGCGCCTCCGGGGCGGGCGCCGCCGTCCGGAGGTTCCTCGAGGACGGCTCCGAAGCACGGCTACTCGCTCTCGGAAGGCCTCCCTCGAGGAAAGACTCCCGGTCCCGTGCGAGCCAGTGCAGACCCCGTGCGCACGGGGTCGGAGTCCGCACGGGCGAGCACTCCTGAGGTGAGCCGTAAGGTCCGGAACAATGTCCGGAATCGGCTGGAGGCGCGGATCGGATTCGAACCGACGTATGACGGTTTTGCAATTCGTCCCGAGCCCGTGCGGACGAAGGACGGCGCCGCGGAACCATCGGGAAAAAGCGAGTCGGAGTCCACGTCGCGTGACGGTAAGGGCGCCCGTGACGGTCACGTCGCACCGTCGTTGGCGCGATCCCGCACTGTGCCCCGTGCGGAGGCCTCGGAAGCGGTCGGAAAAAACGACACGGACGGGAAACCCTCCCACTCTCGGCCACCGCGACTGCAAGCCGGCGAACCGTCGTCGGGGCGACACTTCGGATCGGAGGGCGACACTTTCGCAAAAGCCGAACGGCCCGGTGTCGCGAAGACCGCGTCGGGCTTCGAGGGCGCCCGCGTCGAGACGATGGACGGGCGTCTCCTCGGCCGGACGGACGGCGTGCCCGGGGAATCCGTCGAGGCGGTCGACGAACGCCTGAGGGCCGCGGTGGGGCGGCGCGGAGGCCTTCCGCGATGAGCGTGCGGTGCTTCGTCTTCGACATCCGAACCGGCGCGGTTCTCGCTTCCGCGGTCCGCGATGAGGGGTTCTGGGCCTACAACGCCGCGATCGCCTGGTGCAAGCGTTCCCGCTTGTCATTCAGGGACGTCCTCGTCGATCACACGGAGGAAAGCTTCTACGTCGGGCCATCCTTGGACGAGTGCGGGCTCCTGTCGGGCTATGGCGACTGCGGCTGCGAGTCCGGTCCTCGCTGCGCGACCGGTCATCCCGAGCTGTTGGCTCCGGGGTTCGGCGACCCACTTCCGCTCGGCTATCGCGAAGCATGCCGGATCGCGGGAGAGGAGAACGCTTCCCACGATCTTCGGGGGCCGGACCGTTGGCTCGTGCGCGGAGCGGACGTCGTACACCGGATCTGGGGTGCCTCGTGACCGCCGAGGTCGTCTTCGACCCCGAGTTCCGTGAGGGCTCCTTCGTCACCGTGGAGATCGGGCCTCGGCTCGTCATCGGCGGTCACGTGTCCTTCGTCGACTCCGAAGGGTGGGTCTACTGGACTGACGCCGAGGGGCGGACGCACGCGACGAAGAAGGAGCAGATCAGGAGGTCGCCACGATGACGCCCGCGATGCGTCCGGAGGACGAGGCGGCGGTCGAGGCGGCCTACGAGGCGTGGCGACGATGCGCCTTGCTCCACGAGCCCGACCTCGTCGCGCCGCCATGGGCGAAGATCCCTCCGTGGGAGCGCTGGAAGTGGTTCGCGAAGGCGACGTTCATCGCGACTCTGCAGTCCCAGCCCGTACGGCTTCCCCTCGAGCCGAACGATGCGCCCACCGAGGACGGGGCAGAGGGGTTCTGCGACCATGCGCGTGACTTCACCGTCGATATCTACGGAGAGGACGGGACGGTCGGAGCCTGGTGCCGACGGTGCGGGGCGATGAGCTTCCGGTCGGGCGGAGAGTGGATCGTTCCGACGAGGAGGACGGAGGCGAACATCGTCCCGCGGCTGGAAGCCGATCTCGATCGCCTGACGACGGCCAATCAGGTCCAAGCCACTCGCATCGTCGAGCTCGAGAGGCTTCGTAAGAAGGACGCGGACGAGGCTTGGAGCGCCGGTCACGCGGCAGGCAAGTTCACGGGCGCGAAGAACGAGGCGGAGCGAATCGCCGGTCACCTTCGCCAGTGGGCTGATGAGGCGGAGCAGGTCAGCGGCCCGCCGCAGTACGAGGACGCGCTGCGTGACGCCGCTGAGTGGACCGAGCGGGCAACTCCGCCCACTCCGCCGACGGATTCGTCCAGTGCCTCCGCCGTCGACGTAATCAATCGATTGCCATTTGTCCTCTGCGGCTCGAGCCGCGAGATCGACCGGCGGCTCGAAACCTACTACCGGGACGCGGTCATGCGGATCGCGCAGCGCTTCGACGACACCCTCGCGGACATGCTTGCCGCGGCACGGGCCGACGAACGGCGCCGCGTCCTCGAGGAGTGCATCCGCGAGGTCGACGGTCACTGCGAGATGCACTCCGAGGCGAGCTGCACCCGTGTCCTGGAGCGCTTGCTCAAGGGGGAAACGTCGTGAGCGCTCGCGGCGCTATCGGACGCCTGATCGCGTGGTCCCTCACCGAGGCCGATCGGCAGCTCGCGGACGACCCCACCGACGAGACCGCGCGCGAGATGAAGCGCCTCGCCCTCGATGCATCGGCGCGCCTCGGCGAGCTCGTCTCGCGTCAAACCGACCTCGAGACCACTGCCCGGCGCTTGCTCGAGCTCCTCCCGACCGGCACCGAGGGCCGTCACTGATGCACCTGCAGACCGAAGCTGCTCGAGCCGTCCTCTCCGGCCTGAACGGTTGGTTCCGTTGGGGGTCGTGGGCCGCGCACCTCTTCGTCGAAGGCGTCCAGCAATGCCATTTCCGGCACTCGTACGCTGAGGGCGGTATGGCCCGAGGGCTGCCGCCTCACGCGCCGGACCGTGTCGAGCTCTCGCGGTGGGGCGTCCCGTTCGGACGTGTGTGCTCTCGTTGCCTCAAGGTCGCGAGGCTCCGCGCGTGCTGACGAAGAACGAAGCGCGTCAGCTCCGCGGCGTCGCCGAGCTCCTACGCGGGGAGCCGTCGCCGGCCATGCTCGAGCAGATCGCGACGATGATCGACACCCTCATCGCGGAGACCGCCGAGGGGCGCCGAGCTCCCATCGCCGCCGAGCAGTGCCCGCTCCCCATCGCCCCGGAACCGCCGCCGAGCTCGAGACAGCCGTCCATGTCGGCGGCGGCGGTCCGAGCTCGCCGGTGGCGGGCCGAGAAAGCTTGTGGAGAACCCGTGTCCGAGCGTTCGGAGCGTTCGCGAACGCCCGGCGAACGCGTTCGCGAACGCCCGGCGAACGCCTTGTCATTGCACGACTCTGATCCTGGCACGGGGCCTGCTCTCCTAGATCCTCCTGATCCTCTTTCTACAAACATAGGTAGGGAGGATCCTCCGAACGCGTTCGCGAACGCTCCCCGAACGCCGGGCGCCGAAGCCGTCGTCCACGACCCCGAACGACCGCCGTGGTGGGTCTTCGAGGACGCTCGAGCGCTTCGTCCGGACCTCGGCGAGTACGACCTCCGCGAGATGTGGCGATCGTTCGTGAAGCGGCGGCGATGGCACAAGTCCGAGGAGGACGCGCGCGATCACTTCGGTTTCTGGCTTCCGAAGGAAGACCGTCAGCGCCGCGAGGCGAACGCGTCCGCGCTCCGGAAGCCGACCGCGCCCGCCGACGACTCGCCGGTGTCCGTCGAAATGCCGTCGCCGTGCGACGAGGACGACCGTGTGAGGCCTCGGACCGCCCTCGTCGACCCGGACGAGGTCCGCGCCACGCTCGAGCGCCTATTCGCCGACGAGGAGCCTCCCGAGCCGCGGAGCATGTCGGCGTGACTCTCCGCGAGTTCCTACAAGCGATGCGCCCGGTCTGGGTCAGCGACGGCATGCTCGATGCCATGCTGCAGCCCGGAACGGTGGCGCGGACGATCCTCGAGCTGGGGATCGCATGGGGTCGTCTGCTCGAGCGCCGTGAGTCGGCCGAGCTCGACCCGGGGCGTCCGGACTGATGGTTCGCGTCTACTGCGAACACGGGGAGCTCGAGGAGTCGTGCAGGGTGTGCAATCCGCCCCCGCGCAACTCACTCCGCCAGCGTGTCGCCCGCGAAGCGGTCGACGTCGAACCCGGCGCCCTCGTCCGCATCGTTGTCGTTCTCCGCGCAGCACTCCTCGTCTTCGTCGTCGTCCTCGCTCTCCGGGCGATGGATCACGGGAAGTCTCCGTTTCGCGGGTGGCCCCTCGTCTACGAAGTCTCGGAGCGCGGACAGGTCGGCGACGGCGTGCAGTCTCGCGAGCGCCCTCACCTCGACCTGACGGACCCGCTCCCTCGTGAGGTTCATGATCCCGCCGACCTCCTCGAGCGTCCCGCCGCCGCGGTCGGCGACGTCGAGGGCGCACGACTCCGCGAGCTCGTCGGGCTCGAGGTCGGGGAAGTTCACTTTGATGGCGCCGGTCTTCGCGGAGACGTCGAGGTACAGGTGGTGAACGCAGGAGACGAACGGGCACGGTCGGATCCCGTCGGCGCAGTCCCCGCGCGTGCGGGGGCGCTCGATCCCGTGGTCCTCGCCGGGCGGAAAGAGCAATCGCCCGAGCTCGAGCTCCCGCTTCGTCATCCGCTTGACGCTCTCGGTGCGCGCCCGGACCTCGCGCCGCCGCCGTGAGCGAAGGACGTCGCGCGGGATCGCTGGGAGCTCCGCTTCTGCTCGCTCGAGATCCTGGGCCATGGTGATGCTCCTAGTCGGGCCTTCGAAGGCCTCGGAATGACCAACTCGACCGTTGGATTGTGCACGTAATCGTAAGCCTGCGCCGATAGCTCTGCCAGAAACCTAAGCAATCTCTACAGCTTCCTTGCTCCGTCATCCGACATGGACGCTACGGATCTGTGCGTGGCGGTTCAGGTTGGCGGCGATGACGACACGGTGGCGGCGCACTGCGCGCTCTGCGCGGCGCGGGCTCGCGTCGACGAGCTCGTATCGCGCGCCGGTGTCGATCGGCTGACCCTCGTGTCGAATTACCGTCGCGTCCCGTTCGACAGGGCGTCGATCGAGGAGACGAGCGCGCTGCTCGCTCGCGGCGGGCTGATCACGCGCGGGCAGGGTTCCTCGCGAGAGGAGGCGATCGTCAGCGCGCTGGCGGAGGCGGGCTTTGAGCTATGACCACGCCGCTCGTCTGCTCGTTCTGCCGTGCGACGTACTGCGTGGTGCTTCGCGACGGGCCGATCCTTCCGCAGCTCCTCGAGCTGCGGTGCTCGACGTGCCACCACACGGGGGCGCTGCAGCTCCAGCGCATCCCCGAACCGCCGCCGCCCCCGAGGGTCGGCAAGTACGACGAGCCGCCCGACGATCTGTCCGACGAGGAGCTCCTCGAGCACCGGCGTCGGTCCTTCCCCACCACCCCGAGGAGGTAGCCCGATGCCGACCGATCACATCATGCAGTTCTTCGCGTACGACCACCTCCCTCCGCACCTGCAGACGGTTTCGGCGCCGTTCTGCGAGCTCGCCAAGTCGATCGTCAACGAGGAGACCGGTCTACCGCCCAACCCGGAGCGCACTGTCGCTCTCCGGAAGCTTTTGGAGGCCAAGGACGCCGCCGTGCGCGCGTTCGTGGCGAAGGAGTAAGAGCCATGCAGCAACTCGAATTCGATTCGCCGGCGTCGCCGTCTGGTGACGCCGACCCCCCGACGAAGCCCCGTCGACGGCGGGGGTTCGCGGCGATGGCTCGCGACAAGGTCCGCGAGATCGCGAGCAAGGGCGGGAAGGCGGCGCACGTGGCCGGGACCGCTCACCAGTTCACGACCGAGGAGGCGCGAGCGGCGGGCCGGAAGGGCGGCGCGGCCCCTCACGCTCGCCGAGGTCGGCGCCCGGCGGAGGCGTAGTGTTCATGCGCGACCGCATGATCGCTCTCTTCGAGAGCGCGCTCGAGTCGATCGCCGTGTGGTTCGGCCTCGCGATGACCGTCGTGATCGGGCACGCGCTCTCGCATCACGTCGACATCGAGGACGCCGTCGCGATCGTCTTCGCCGGGCTGCTCGTCCTCCGAGCGGTCCGCCGTCGGGGGGACCCATGAGGAACTACTTCAAGGTGTGGACGAAGAGCGGCGCGCATCACTTCGCGTTCTTCGACGACACGTCCGAGACGGAGACGAAGGCGGCCTTCGACCGTCTCGCTAACCTACGCGCGCAGGTCGGCGGGAAGTTCGCCGTGTTCCGCCTGCCCCGATGCGACGGGCAATGGTGCCAACTGCCGGCCGTGGGGCACGGATGATTACGCTCCGCAACGGCGTCCCCGGCTCGAGCCTCGCCTACTACCAGACGACCACTGGCGCCGTCGTCGCTGCGATGGTCCCCGTCACCGCGGCGCAAGCGCGATGGCTGCGCGAGCGTGGCGCTCGGTTCCTCTCTCGGAAGGAGCGACGCGAGCTCCTGCCGATCAACGAGTGGCGACGCGGTCGACGCGCGCCGGAGCGAGCCGACTCCTCGACGACGCAGCCGACCGTCCTGGGAGGAGGAGGCGAGAGCTCGACGCCGTTGTGTTTCGTCCAACGAACCGAAGGAGGTCCGCGATGACGTGGCCCGAGTCGTTCTTCTACTCCACGATCGTCGTGACGGGCGCGGGGCTCTTCTTCTGGGTCCTCGTCGTCTTCGTCGCGCTGCTCTTCAACGCTGCGAAGATGGCGCGCGCACGCCGCATGGCGGGGACGAGTGAGGACGTTGCGAAGAAGGTGAACGCCATCATCGGCGCGGGGATCGGTGGCGGCGGCGGAGGGCCGATCGATCGCGCCGCTCGAGCGCCCGGATCGAGGCCCCCGGAGGTCGGCGCAGGCTCTCGGCCTCGCTGAGTCGATGTGGGAGGGCCTTCAACAGTCGTGGGGGTCCTCAGTCCGGGGGGAGCTGCGAATTTCGTCCGGGAAGGTACGGAATTTCTCTCGGACCCGGACATTCCGGACGGAGGCGCGCATGGGCTACCTGAAACCGGACGACGCACCGAACGAAGGCGCGCGCCGCGTGCGCACGCTGACTCAGCGCTCGAGCTACGGGGAGATCGCGAAGCGTCTCAGCGTCGACGAGAGCGCCGTGCGCCTTTGGGCGCGGGGGAAGCGACGCCCGAACACGGAGCTCCGGCGCCGCTGGCGCGACGAGTACGGGTGGGACGATGGCATCTGGGACGAGGCGCCGACGCGCGACAGCTACACGGGCTCGGACCCGCTGACGACGAAGCGCTGCGAGTGATCCTGTCCGGATCGTCCGCTTCGTCCGGTCTGTCCGGATCGTCCGGGAAATCGCGCACAACTCATGCGGTTTCGTCGCTCCGCTCGAGCCGCCCGCCCGTCACGCTTTCCGAATGCCGCGGTGCGGGATCTGCTCGAGCGCGAAGCGGTCGACGATCGAGAGCGCCGCAGAGGACCGTCCGCTCCTCGAGGTCGCGCGCACGTTCGGCGTCAGCGCAAAATCGCTCGAGCGGCATCTCGCCTCCCATCCGCGCGCCCCGGCGCCCGGCGACGTGCCCTCTCCTCTCGCGACGCCGAGCGCCGGGCGCCGCGCCCTTTCGCCGCCCGAGGACGACGAGGAGCGCGGACCCGCGACCGAGCACGAGGAGCGTTCGCCCGACACCGTCCGGTCGGAACGTCGAGGACTCAGCGCGCGCGAGCGCGCAATCGCGATCGCGGAGTCGATCGATCGGCTCCTGAAAGAAGCGGCGGCCGAGAGGTTAGACGGCGACGGCCGACGCGTCCCCGGCGCCTCGTATGCGGAGAAGGCCTCGCTCGTCCGAGCATCGATCGCCGCAAACCGTCAGCTCGCGCAGCTCACCGGCGAGCTCGGCGTGAGCGACGCGACGATCCTCGCGTCGCCGGTTGTCCAAGCCCTCCTGACGAAGCTCCTCGCTGTCCTCAAGGATCACCCCGAAGCGGCGAAGGCGGTCCTCGACGTGCTCGAGCAGCCCTCGGGCATCAGGGGCGCCGGCGGGGTGGCGGCGTGACGCCGACGGTCGCCGAGGTCGTGCAGTGGCGTCGTCCGCGTCGTCGTCCGACGCTCGAGTCGCACTTCGCCGATCAGCTCCGCTCGCAGCTCGCGATCGCCGACGCCATCGCGCAGCCGTGCGAGGCCTACCAGACGGACCCGTGCGGCTTCGCGGCCGACATCCTCGGGATCACGCTCTGGGCAAAGCAGGTCGAGATCCTCGAAGCGGTCCGCGACCACCTCCGCGTGTCGGTGAGGTCCGGGCACAAGTGCGGGAAGAGCACGACCGCCGCGGTGATCGCGCTGTGGTTCTACTTCTCGTGGCCCGATGCACGCGTGGTGCTCTCGAGCGTCACCTCGCGACAGGTCGACCAGATCCTTTGGCGCGAGATCCGGAAGCTCCGCGCTCGAGCGAAGGAGCCGATCTTCGGTGAGATGCACGAGCTCGCGCGGAGCGGGCTCAAGGCGGACGCCGACCTTGGCGACTTCCGGGAGATCGTCGGCTTCACCGCGCGCGAGGCGGAAGCCGTCGCGGGGATCTCCGGCGCGAACCTGATCTACCTCCTCGACGAGGCGAGCGGCATCGGGGAGGAAATCTTCGAGGCCATCGAGGGCAACCGCGCCGGCGGGGCGCGCCTCGTCATGTTCTCGAATCCGACGCGGACCGAGGGCGAGTTCTACCGGTCGCACACCGAGAAAGCGATCGCCGATGGGAACGAGCGCGGCTTCTACAAGACGATCCACGTCAGCTCCGAGGAGTCGCCCAACGTCGTCGCGGGGCGCGTCGTCGTCCCCGGGCTCGCCGAGCGGGGGTGGGTCGAGGAGAAGAAGCTCGAGTGGGGCGTGGACTCGCCTCTCTTCAAGGTCCGCGTCCGCGGAGACTTCGTCATCGGCGAGGACGGGAAGATCCTGTCCCTGCACGCGATCACGCTCGCCGAGGAGCGATGGCAAGACGCGTGGGAGCTCGACGCGGAGGGGAAACCGCTTCGACTCCGCTTCGGGCCCGAGGACGGTCCGCTCGTCATCGGTCTCGACCCCGCGGGCGCCGGACCGAACGGCGACGAGAGCGGCTTCGCGCTCCGGCGCGGGAAGAAGATCGGCGGCCTCCACACGAGGCGCGGGCTCTCGAAGGAGGGGCACCTCGCGGAGGTTCGCGGCCTCGTGAAGGAGCACCGCGCGGGGCGGGAAGTTCCGCTCGTCATCGTCGACCGCGAGGGTCCGGACGGTTACGAGATTTACCGAGCCCTCCGCGCGTATGCCGAGGAGCCCGCGAACGCCGGCGAGTTCAGGGTCGTGGGCGTCCGTGCGAGCGACAAGGCGCAGCGGCAACCGCAGCTCTATTGCCGCACGCGTGACGAGCTTTGGGCGAACCTCGCGGCTTGGCTCCGCGACGGCGGCGCGATCCCGCGTGACGCGAAGCTCTCGAAGGAGCTGCACGCGCCCGAGTGGTCGGCGATCGTCACGGGACAGCTCCGCGCGACCTCGAAGGACGAGCTCCGGAAGATCCTCGGCCGTTCGCCAGACCGAGCGGACTGCATCGCGCTGGCCGCGTGGCAACCCGCGTCTTGGGATGCGGCGATCGCCGCCGGTGGTCGCCCCGCGCCGGCGAGGACGCCGACCTACTCGCCCGAGCCGCGCGCCGCGAGGCGACCGGCGATCGACCCGTATGCGGGCCTCAACGCGAGGGGGCCGCGCTGATGGGCCTCGTCGACCGCATCTCCGCGCTCCTCGGGATCTCGACGTACGAGCAGCCCCCCGCCTCGTCGATGTCCCTCGACGACGAGGGCGTCGAGAAGCTCCGGGCGTCGTTCGGCGGTCAGCTCTCGCCGATGCCGCAGACGCGGCTCCGCTGGTACCTCGGCGACCTCGAAGCGGCGCTCGCCGAGGCGGACGCCGGCCTCCTGAACGAACCAGCGCAGCTATGGCGCGCGATGAAGCGCGACGGCGTCCTCGCCGGGATCCTCTCGACGCTCACCGGTGGGCTCGTCGGCCTCCCGAAGCGGTGGACCGGCGATCAGGAGATCGTCCGCGCGCTCGAGGGCCGGGACGGCATCGCGAGCGTCTTCGACAACATGTGCCCGCCGACGGAGCTCGCGCTCATGGCGGGCGACGGGCGCGCCCTCGGCGTCGCGATCGGCGAGCTCGTCCCCGTGAAGGGCCGCGACTACCCGGTCCTCGTCCGTCGCGATCCGCAGTGGCTCCAATACCGGTGGACCGAGAACCGTTGGTATTACCTCTCGATCGGCGGCGCGATCCCCATCACCCCGGGAGACGGGCGATGGGTGCTCCATATCGACGGCGGCCGGATCGCTCCGTGGCAAAACGGACTGTGGTTCGCGCTCGGTCAGTCGTGGATCAACAAACAGCACGCGGCGCTGCACAAGGCGAATTGGGAGAGCAAGCTCGCGAACCCGGCGAGGGTCGCCGTCGCTCCTCAGGGCGCGACCGAGGAGCAGGAGCTCTCGTGGTTCCAAGCCGTCATGGCGTGGGCCGAGAACACGGTCTTCGGGATGAAGCCCGGCTACGACGTCAAGCTCGTCGAGTCGAACGGCCGCGGCTACGAGTCTTTCATCGCGACGATCGCGCAGAGCGAGCGCGAGTTCATCATCGCGATCGCCGGGCAGCTCGTCACCGTCGACGGCGGCGCAGGATTCTCGAACGCGGACATCCATCAGTCGATCCGCGCGGACATCATCAAGGCGGTCGCCGACGCGCTCGCCCACACGATCAACACGCAGATCATCCCTCAGTTCGTGCTCTCGCGGTTCGGGAAGGACGCGACGAACGACGAGGAGATTCTCGCGGTCCTCCTTCGTTCGCCCGCGCTCGAGTGGGACACGAAGCCCCCGAAGGACCTCAAGGCGTCGGCGGACGCGACGGGCGCCTTCGGAGATGCTCTCGGCAAGGCGAACGCGGCGCTATCGCCGTACGGCCTCCGCGTCGACGCCGTCGAGCTCGCCGGACAGTTCGGGATCCCCGTGCAGCCCATCACGCCGCCGGCCGACGCCGCCGGCGAGGAGACCGAGGGCGGGGACTTCATCGAGATCACCTTCGATGAGACCGCCGAACCCGAGAACGACACCAGCGACGAGCCGCTCACGGAGGCCGCGTGAAGCACCATCGCGCCTTCGACAAGCGCGGTCTCCTCGCGATGCGGGCGGACTTCTGGGGGCTCTTCTTCGACATCGAGGAGCCCGGCGACGACTTCGAGCTTCGCGGCAACGTCGCGATCGTCTCGATCGAGGGGCCGCTTACGCATCACGCCGAGTGGTTCTGGGATTCGTACGACGCGATCAAGGGGCGCGTCGCGGCGGCGCTCGACAGCTCGGCGTCGACCGTGCTCCTCCGCATCGACTCTCCCGGCGGCGACGTCGCGGGGTGCTTCGAGACCGCGCGGGAGATCCGGGCGCTCGCAGCGTCGAAGGGGAAGCGTCTCGTCGCGTACGCCGACGGTCTCGCGGCGAGCGCCGCGTACGCGCTCGCGTGCGCAGCGGAGGCGATCTACCTCCCCGAAACCGGGTTCGTGGGGAGCATCGGCGTGATCAGCACGCTCATGGACGTCGTCGAGGCGAACCGACGTTACGGCTTGAACGTCGCCGTGATTGTGAGCGGCGAGCGCAAGCGCTTTGGGCACCCCGACGTCCCGATCTCCTCGGCGGCCGTCGAGGAGACGCAGCGACAGGTCGACGGGCTCGCGGACATTTTCTTCGCGCTCGTTTCGGAGTGCCGCGCGATGCCGACCTCGTCGGTCGCCGCACTGCAGGCTGGGGTCCTGCTCGGAAAGGAAGCCGTCGCCGCGAAGCTCGCGGACGGGATCGCCACGTTGGACGGACTGATCGAGGGGCTCTCGGTCGGCAACACCGGAGCTCCGCTCGGCGCTCCAGAGAAGGCAAGTGCCATGGGCTGGAAAGACGAAATGAAGAAGGCGGCGGAGGACGGCGACGAGGACGCGAAGCGATGCCTCGATGCCATGGGCGACGAGGAGGGCGAGGACGAAGAGCCCGCTCCGAAGTCCGGCGCCGCCGAGGACCCGCCCAAGCCGAAGGACGGCGACAGCGACGAACCCCCGCCGTCGAAGAACGGCGAGGAGGAGCCGAAGGACGACAAGGCCGCCGCCCGCGGCCGCCGCCCTGCGGCCGCTCGAGGACCCACCACGATCGAGGCGCGCGTCGCCCGCATCGAGGAGGCACGCGAGCGAGATGCTCTCCTCGCTTCCCGCGCAGACCTTCCGAATGACCTTCGGAAGAAGCTCGCGACGGCACCCCTCGAGACCGTCCGATGGACGATCGAGAACCTACCTCGCGTCGCGAACGCCTCCGCGCCGAAGCAGGCGCCGGCGTCGAAGACCGACCCGCGCTCTCAGGCTGCGGCGGTCACGCCGGCCGTCACGCGCGGCGCCACCGAGGGCGGGACGTCGGCTCACATCAGCCGTCGCTCGGCTCGCGCCGACGAGCTCGATCAGAAGCTCGGCTTCGGTGAAAGCCAGAAGCTCGGAGCGCGCGACTACCGGAACGTCCGGGAGATCCCGCTCATGACGCCGAGCCAAGCGCGGCGCCACGTGAAGGACCTCGAAGCGCGCAAGGCGCAAATGAACGGAGGCAAGTGACATGGGCGCGATCGATATCCCGTTTCTGTTCGACCTCGAGTCGCGCCTCAAGGTGATCCAGGAGGACGAGTACTCGCGCATGATGTCGAGCGAGAACCAGTGGTGGGAGCCCTTTACCAAGGTGCAGACCAGCGGATCTCGGAAGGAGCTCTTCTTCTGGATCCTGTCGACCGCGACGATCGAGCCGCAAGGCAAGGGCGGCAACGTCGAATTCGACGACATGGTCATCCTCGAGAGCGACTACACGAACCTCGACGCCGGCAAGGGCATGAAGATCCGGAAGCAACAGCTCCAGGATCTCGACGGCAACGGCGTGCAGGTCGCGGAGTCGTGGGTCCGCCAGATCAGCGCGCAGGCGGCCTACTGGCCGCAGAAGCAGGTCTCGAAGCTCATTCTCGCGGGCGAGAGCGGCCTCGCCTACGACGGGCGCCCCTACTTCGACACGGAGCACCCCTACAACCCGTTCGACGAGGGCATCGGCTCGTACGCGAACCTCTTCACGTCGACGGCGAGCGGCGCGTACCCGGGCGCGCTTCCGATCCACGACCACGGTTCGGGCTCGGTCGACCTCGAGACGGCCTTCGCGAACGTGGGCAAGGCGATCGCCTACATCAAGTCGCTCCGCATGCCGAACGGAAAGGACCCGCGGTTCCTCGTGCCGCGATACCTCCTCGTCCCGCCGACGCTGCAGAACCGCGCGATCCAGCTCACGAACGCCAAGTTCATCGCGCAGGTCGCGGGATCGGGCGCGGGCAGCGCGGACGTCGAAGCCGTGATCAAGCGGTGGGGTCTCAACACGCCAGTCATCGCGCCGGAGTTCTCGAGCATTGGGACCGGCGAGGAGACCGACGACACGTCCTGGTACATCGGCTGCGAGCAGATGACGAGCTCTCAGCTCGGCGCGCTCCTCTACGTCGACCGCGAGCCGTTCCGCATCACCTACTACACGGGTGAAGGCGGGGGCACGGGCGTAGACGCGATCCTCGACCGTGCGCAGGAGCTCGAGTGGCACACGCACGGCCGCAACGTCGCGGGCTACGGGCACCCGTACGCCCTTTTCAAGGTCAAGGCGGCCTGACCGCAAGGCCCAAGTTCCAAGCGATCTGAAGGGAAGGCGAGACCACCATGGGTGCACTGCAGAAGAGCCGGATGGAGAAGCCCCGGCGCGTGACGTACGACATGAGGCCGATCGCGGCGGGCGCGAAGGGCTACAAGAACGGCGTCGCCCTCGTGATCACCAGCGGTGGAAGCGCAGGCTTCTACACCGAGGGCAACACCACGGACACGGGCGTCGTCAAAGGCCTCTGGGCCGAGGACTTCGACAACACTGACGGAGGCAACGGCGATATCTCCGCCAACATCCGTTTCTTCCGGGAGCGCGAGCTCCAGGGCTTCGACAACGACACGGGCACGCCCGTCACGAACGCGATGAAGGAGGGGGTCGCGTACCTCCTCGACGATCACACGGTGACGGCGGACGTGAACGGTACGCCGGTAGGTCTGATCTACGAGGTCAGCGCGGACGGGAAGACCGTGTGGGTCGAGGGGGACGTCCTCCCGCCCGATGCGCCCGTCCCGGACGGGCTCCAGGTCCTCAAGGTGGAGCTCACCGTCACGAAGGCCGACCTCACCGTCGACACGACGGACGGGACGCAGTCCTTCAACCTCGGCGCCGCGCTACCCACCGGAGCGATCCCCTTTGCGGCGCATGCACGGATCACGACGGCGTTCACGGGTCTTGCGGCCCCTACCGTCGACGTCGGGATCTCGAGCGGTCACACGATCGCCGACAACTTCGACACCACGCAGACGGCCGGGCGGTACACGCTCGGCGAGCCGGGCGCCGGCTCGTACAGCGGCGCGCAGCTCACCGCGGTTTTCACGCCGGCGAGCGGAAAGAAGCTCCACACCGACTCGTCGGCGGGGAGCGTCACCTTCGACGTCTACTACTTCACCGCGTTCTGACGGGAGGCCACGCGTAGCGCGACATGGCCCTCGCAGGGAGCTACCTCGACCTCGACGGGTTCGCGGCGCGGACGATCGCGCCCGCGAACCTCGTCGATGGTTCCTTCATCGATCCGACGGGGTTGTTCACCGACTCCGACCTGGTCGCGCGGAGGACGGCGTGGGTCACGTTTGTCGAGTCGCGACTCGTCATCAACACGACGCGGATCAACGCGCGGCTTCGGAAGCGCTACGCCGCTCCGTTCGCGGACCCGGTCGCCGAGATCGTCCTCGGCTGGCTCGCCGACATGACGACCCCGGAGCTCTACAAGCGCCGTGGGTGGGATCCGTCCGACGCCCAAGCGGATGCGATCCTCGCGGATGCCGCGCGCGTCCTCGAGGAGCTGAAAGAGGCCGCCGACTCCGCAGACGGGCTTTTCGACCTCCCGCTACGGCAGGACAAGCAGGGGACCACGGGCGTCGTTCGCGGCGGGCCGTTCGTCTACTCGGAGCCCGGTCCGTACGATTGGATGGACGTCCAGCTCGGCAAGGTGCAGCGATGAGCGGCGCCGCATCCTTCGAGGCGTTCATCGCCCGCGTCGAGGAGCTCCGCGACCTGAACGAGCAGATCGCGAAGGCCGCGGAGCCCGACGTCGCGAAGGCCGCGCGGGAGACCGCGAACGACGGGGAGACGCCGTCCGGCGCGCCTTGGCCCGAGAAGAAGGGCGGCGGCCGAGCGCTCGACGGCGCCGGCGACGCGATCAAGTCCTCGGTGCGGGGCAACCGCATCACGTTGCAGATCGGGGAGCCGTTCGTCTTCCACACGTGGGGCGCCGGCGGCTCGTCGACGACGAAGAAGGCCGCCGAGTCGCGGCGCCGGACCGAGCGCAAGCGCGCCGTGTCGGGGACGAAGTCCAAGTTTCATGCGCCGCGACGGCAGATCCTACCGGTGAGCGGCGAGCCCATCCCGGACCCGATGACGAAGGCAATCGCGGCCGCGGCCGAGCGTGTCTTCGGGAAGGCGATGGGCTGAATGTTCCTCAAGCTCGTCGACGATCTCCGGACGGCGTTCGCGGGACGCGGCTACACCGACGTGTTCATCGACGAGGGCCTCCGCGCTCGCGCGTCGCAAGAGAACTACGGCGCGGGCCTCACGAACCGCATCGTCTTTCGGCCCTCTGAGTCGCCGATGACGATGCTCCCGCCGACGCATATCGGCGACGACGACACCGGGAAGCGGCAGCTTTTCAACGTCGAGTTTGTCTACGAGGTTTCCTTCGCCGGCTTCGACGCGAACCATCCGGACCGCGACATCGCTCACATGCGCCGGTGCTTCGACCTCTGGGAGGTCACCGCGCAGGAGGTCCAAAAGGCCGAGTACGGCCTGATCGAGTGGACGTCGGCGCGATGGGAGCTCTCGCGAAAGGACGGCGTCCACGGCGCCGAGCTGATCGCGACCTTGGCTCTCAACATTCCGATTTTCGACAAGGCGGGCGCTTTCGCCACGCCGGCGCCGGTCCCCGGCCAACCCAAGCCCGTCACCTGAGGTGAAGAAGCATGCTCCCGAGCGTTTCGATCAGCAAAACGGACGGTAACCTCGGCGTCGTCTCCGATACCGATCGCATCCTCGCGATCGTCGGGACCTCGGCGGGTGGAACCGCCAACGAGGCCTTCGGGCTCTCCAATAAGAACGACGTCACCGACGAGTTCACGTCGGGGCCGCTCGTCGAGGCGGGCTCGTACATGCTCGCGCGCGGGATCCCCATCGTGCTCATCAAGGGCACGCCGACGACGAACGGGACTTACGGAACGCTCGACGACAGCGGCGTGACGGGGAGTGCAACGGTCGCCAACGGGTCGACGCATCCGGATGCCGACTACGACGTGATCGTCAACATCCTCGTTAGCGGCATCCTCGGGACCGCGGGGATCGTCTTCGAGTACTCCCTCGACGGCGGCAACACGTTCTCGCAGCCGCAAGCGCTCGGGACGAGCCTCACGCTCACCTGCGCGCGCGGCGTCTCGTTCACGCTCTCCTCGAGCTCGGACACGCTCACCGCCGGCGATACGTGGTCGGTCACGACGGTCGCGCCGCAGCTCAACTCCTCGGACATCGCGACGGCCCTCACGGCCCTCGGCGACTACTCCGGAGAGTGGCTCCGTGTCCTCGTGCTCGCGCACGGCGACTCGACGACGCTCGCGCTGTACGACGAATTTGCGCAGAGCTTCCACGCCGACGGGAAGTACCCGGAGGTGATTGCGAACACGCGACCGCGCGGCGCCTCGGAGGACCGCCCGACCTATCAAGGTGTGCTCGCAGCGATCGCGGCCGCGGTGCAGTCGACCGAGGTTTCGTGCGCCGTCGACCAGTGCGAGATCGTCTCTGAGGTGAACGGATGGCGGCTCCGCATGGCGCAATCGATCCCGTACGCCGCGCGCCTCATGCTGATCGACGACTCTCAGGACGCCGCGGCGAAGGCCGACGGCGCGCTCCCTGGCGTGTTCCTCGAGACGTCGAAGGGCGATCGGAACTACCACGACGAGCGGCGCTTCCCGGGGCTCGACGATCTCGGGTTCACGACGCTCCGGACGTGGGGCGGGCGGCCTGTCTCGCCGGGCGTCTACGTCACGAACCCGCGCCTGCTCTCCGGGGCGGGCAGCGACTACAAGTTTTTCCAGCTCTCCGCGATTGTCAATCGGACCATCGAGTCGACGTTTCAGCTCCTCCAGCCGAAGCTTTCGGCGTCGGTGCTCTGCGACCCCGACACCGGGAAGATCCGGGAGGACGTCGCGCGGAGCATCGAGGACGCGGTCACCGCCGAGCTCCGCACGCTCTACGTCGACCCCGGCCGCGTGTCGGCCGTCAGCTTCAAGCTCTCGCGCACGGACGACGTTCTCGGGACGAACGCGATCCATTTCGACACCAAGGCCGTCCCGCTGGCCGTCATCAAGAAATTCATCGGGAAGACCGGGCTCGTCCGGACCCTCCCGAACTAGCCGAGGTCCGTCATGGCGATCCCCACCCTCGTCCGTCTCAACGGCAAAATGTTCACGCGCAACTCGGTTGCGGTGCGCATCAACGGCGTCTTCCGCATCATCGGCGTCGACTCGATCGAGTGGTCCGACGAGCGCCCGACCGAGCTCGTCCCCGGCATGAACGACGGCGGTCCGCCGGTCGGGAAGGCCACGGGGAACTACGGATGCACCGGGTCGATCGGCGTCTACGCCGACGAGGCGTCCAACTTCGAGACCGCGATCTTTCTCGGCCCCTCGGTGCCGGGGAACCCGCTCGACCTGACGTCCGCGACGTTTCAGGTCGGGATCGTCATGCGCGAGGACGTCCGCGTGCGCGCGGTCACCCTCGTGAACTGCAACATCAAGGGCCGCCCGTCCCGCACCGTGGGCAACGACGGGTCCGCGATCGTCATGCAGTACGAGCTCCAGCCGACGCTCGTGCTCGAGGACGGCAAAACGCTCGCGAGTCTTCTGCCGTCGCTCTGAGGAGGTAGACCATGGAAGGGTTGTCGAAGGAGGAGCTCGACGAGCTCGCGCTCCTCGAGAAAGAGGACAAGGACCGGCGCGCCGAGGAGGCGAAGTCCGCGAAGCGGCAACACCTCGACGCGCTCCGCATGTCGAAGCGGCTCTCCGCGAAGCACGGGACACCGGGGCTCGATTTCGTCGTGCTCGAGACGCGGGTGGGGAACATCGCCGTCCGCCGCCCGATCGACGTCGAGATCGATGCCATCGACGAGAGCAGCGATCGCGCCGCCCTCGAGACCTTCGCGGCCATGGTCGTGCTCGAGCCGGCGGGCCCGTCCTTCGCGAAGCTCATGGCCGATCACCATGGCGTGGTCGGCGCGGTCGTCTCTCAGGCGACAAAGCTTCTGAGGGCCCTTCGGGAGGAGGAGGGAAAAAAATAGAGGACCTCGTGTTCCGAGCGCAGGAGCACGAGGGGGTCCTCGCGGAGTGCCTCTTCGAGATTGCCGCCGGCGGGCGGCGGATGACGAGCGAGCAGCGGCTACGCGTCTTCGCGGGCTGCGCCTCGATCGCGATCTGGATGCATCGGACGCAGCGGAGGAAATGACGTGGCGGCGGGCGGAAAGAGCGGCGAAGCGACCTTTCGGGTCAACATCGACGGCAACGCTTCCGTTGCCTCGAAGGACATCGCCGCGTCCGCTCGCCAAGCCGCGAAGGCGATCGGGACGTACGAGAACGAGGTAAAGACGCTCAGCGCCGACCTCAGGCGACTCAGCGGCAACTCGGACGAGGTGAACGCGGCAAAGGCCGCACTGAAGAAACGGATCGACGAGGCCAAACAGTCCGTCTCGAAGCTCACGACCGAGCTCACCAAGCAGGGGACGAGCTACACGGCCGCCGCCGCCGCCGCGAAGAAGTACAGCGACGGGGTCCTCCCGAACCTCCGCGGGGCGACGAAGAGGGCCGCCGCCGCCGTCAGCGGGGCCGCCGGGAACGCTCTCGGCGCGGGCTCGAAGAAGCTCGGCGCGGCGCTCGCGCCGCTCAAGGCGCGCGTCGGGAAGGCGATCGCCCCCCTCGGGAAGAAGATTTCGGAGACGTTCGGACCGGCGGGGAAGAAGCTCGCCAAATTCGGGAGCGGGGCGAAGGAAGCGCTCACCACGGTCGCGAAGGCCGCGAAGGAGGACGCGGGGACGGTCCTCCCCGGGCTCGGGAACGCCCTCGGGCTCGTCGCCGAGGGCTCGGCGATCGCGGTTGCGGCAATCGCGGCGGTCGGCGTCGCCGCCGGCGCGGCGGGGCTCGCGGTGATCGGTTTCGGCCTGCACGCCGCGGACGCCGCGGCCAAGATGCAGCGACAGCGCGAGGCGCTCCTCGGCAACGCGAAGGACGCGAAGAACCTCGGCGACCAGATCGACGTGCTCGCGAAGAAGGTCCCGCAAGGGGTCGGCGAGCTCAACAAACTCGGGCTCGAGCTCTCGAAGACGCGACTCAGCGGCAAGGCGATCGTGAGCACCATGAACGCCGTCGCGCAGGCGACTGGCGCGGTCGACGAGAGCGCCGGCGCGAAGATCAAGGAGCTGATCACGCGGGGGCAAGCGACCGGCCGCTTCTTCCTCGGGCAGCTCGAGCTCCAGGGGACCGGCATCGATTTCGACGACGTCGCGAAGGAGTACGCCGCGGGAACGAAGAAGAGCCTCGCGGCCGCGCGGAAAGAGCTCATGACGGGGAAGGTTCCCCTCGAAGCCGCCGCGGACGTCCTCGCGAGGGTCACCGAGAAGAAGTTCGGGAAGCTGAACCTCGCGAACGCGTTCTCGCTCGAGAACGCGCCTACCAAGTTCTTCGATCAGCTCGCCTCGCTCGCGAAGGGCATCGACCTCGGGCCGATCGCGAAGGGGCTGCAAGATGCGTTCGGACAGCTCGCCCCGAACGCTCCGCTCGGCGCGGCCATCAAGCAGCTCTTCGAAACGGTCGGCCCCGGGCTCGTCGACATCGCGGCGCGCTCGATCCCCGTCCTCGTCGAGGGTCTCACGTGGCTCGTCGACGGCGCCGTGCGCGTCGCGACGGCCTACTACGAGCTCAAAAAGGACATCCAAGACGCCCTGAACGCCGACGACTGGGTCGCCCTCGGCAAGGCGATCGTCCAAGGCCTAGTGAAAGGCATCCTCGGCGCGTTCTCGTTTCACAACGAGGCGCTCTTCGGGATGGGCAAGATGATCAAAAAGGCGTTCACGGACGACCTGCAGATCCACTCGCCCTCGAGGGTCTTCGCCGAGTACGGCCGCAACACCGTCGAGGGCTACGCGCAGGGTGTCGAGCGGAGCTCCTCGCGCGCCGAGAGCGCCGTGTCGAACATGGTCCCCGCGCCGTCGGCGAGCTCGGGCGGCCGAGGCGGCCCGATCAGCGTCGAGGTCAACATCCACGGAGCTCCGACCGACAACGCTGAGGCGATGTCGTCGCCCCAGTTCCTCGCGCAGCTCACGCACGCGATCCGCGATGCGCTCACGATGCAGGGAGGAGCGGCCGCGTGATCAACCCGCGGGACTTCGCGCACAACTACGTGGTCGTCCTCGGCGTCCGCTCGCCGGGGCGCGCGCGCCTCACCGGCGTAACCGCGCCGTACAAATGGGACGAGCTCCCGAGCTACGGCATGGAGGGCGCGACGATCCGCTTCCGCGGCCGCGGCATCGCCCACCCGACGCTCTCGCTTTGGTTCTTCGAGGACGCGCACTTCGTGCAGTGGGACGTCTTCCAACAGCTCCTCAAGCCTCCGACGCAGGGGAAGCCGTTCATGGTCGAAATGCAGCATCCGCTGCTCTCGGCCGCCGACATCAAGGCCGTCTCGGTCGAGGAGATCCAGCAACCCGAGCGGCAAGACAACGGCATGTGGATCGCCACGATCAAGCTGATCGAGTACCGGCCGCTCGTGCCGGCGGCGGTCGTCCCGCGCGGCTCGATCCCGTCCGTCAGCGTCGGCGCTCCCATCCCGCCCGCGACCGATGCGCAGGCGGCCGTCGTCGCCGACTCCGCCGCGCTCGCCGCGGCCTACCAGGCGGCGCGCCTATGAGCCTTACGATCAACGGGCTCCCGGTCGCCTCGATGCGGTTCGTCGCAGCGTGGACCGGCGTGTGGTTCGCGGAGCTCACCATCACGGGCGACGTCCTCCCGCCGGCGGGTCCGGCGGTGATCGTCAGCACCGACGGGATCGCCCTCACCGGTACCATCGACGAGGACTTCACCGCGTCCTTTGGCCCCAAGCGCTACGCGCGCGTCATCGGCGGCGGCGGGGGATGGCGGAAGACCGTCCGGCCGCAGCACTACCATTCGGACGTCGGGGTCTCGATGCAGGTCGTCGCCTCGACGACGGGCGCCGAGGTCGGCGAGGCCGCGACCGTCATCATCCCGAGCGTCCTCGGAACGGACTTCGTCCGGCGAGCGGGCCCGGCCTCGGAGATTTTCGCCGCCGCCGGCGTCGATTGGTGGGTCGGTCTCGATGGAATTACGAAAATCGGGATCCGTCCGCCGCTGCCGCAACCGCCATCGCTTCAGATCCTCGATTGGGACCCCGAAGCGGGGACGATGAGCTTCACGGCCACGGCCCTCGTCGAGCCCGGGACCGTGGTGATCGACCCGCGATTCGGGCAGCGCGTCGTCCGGAGCGTCGAGGCCACGCTCGAGAGCGCCTCGGTCAACGGGACGCTATGGGTGTCCTCCTCCGCGCCGGACGCGGGGGCGGCTTCCGAGCTCGTCGACAGTCTCGCCGAGCTCGCCGAGCGGGCGACGCGAGCCAAGTTCGGGAGGCTCTACGAGTACCGGGTGATCGACATGCAGGGCGACCGCGTCGAGGTCCAAGCGGTGCACCCCCTCGACGGCGTCCCCGACATCCTCCCCGTGAGCGTTTGGGCCGGGGCGAGCGGCTACCGCGCGAAGCTCACGCCGGCGTCGAGCGTCCTTGTCGGATTCATCGCGGGCGATCCGACGCGCCCGTACGTGGCGGCCTACGAGCCGCCCGAGGCCGACGGCTGGCGCCCGCTCGAGCTCGACCTCGACGCTACGGCGGCGATGTCGATCGGAGCGCTCGCGGTGGCGGTGACCCTGGGGGCCGCGGAGGGGGCGCTCCCGATCGCGCGCGCGCCCGCGATCGTCGCTTTCGCGAACGCGCTGGGGGTCGCCCTCGCCGCGGCCGGAACGACGGCGGGGGCGACCGGCGCCACGCCGGTCACCGGGGCAACGCTCGGCGGTTGGCTCGGAACGCTGGCAACCGCCGTCAACACGGCCTCGTCTGCACTCGGGACGGCGTGTCCGAGCGGGAAGGTCGTGTCGTCGTGACGGTCTCCGCCTATTTCGACATCCGTTGCGGGGACGATCTCGACCTCTTCGCGCGAGACGTCCCACCGCTCGAGGTCCTCGCGCAGGACCTCTACCACCTCCTCATCACGAACAAGCTCACACTGCTCCTCGATCCGGATTGGGGGCTTGGGCTCGAGGACTATTGCGGCAAGCCGCTCCCGTCGACGCTCGCCGGCGACGTCGAGAACGCCGTCCGACGGGACGATCGCGTCTCAGGCGCCAAATGCACCATCACCCCGATCCCGGGGGAAGAGAACGCGTGGGACCTCCGGCTCGCCGTGCAGGTTGAGAGCACGTTCCTCACCCTCGCCCTACAGCTCACGCCCAACGGCGTCGTGAGGGTCGCATGATCCCCATCGAGACCCTCATCCGTCC